GATGCGTGTACGCATGCTGCGGCCGACGCGGGCGTACTGGAACTACGAGGTCCGCGAGTTCGGCAAGGGCGAGGAGTACGACGGCGATCTGGCCCGTCACCTTGCCGCGAATACCCCGGAGGGCACGGTGGAGATCACCGAGGCCGATCCGGAGCCCAAGGCTGTCCCGGAACCGCCCAAGGAGCCCGCCGACGACTCGGAGGACCCGGGCGACGGTGACGGACCGCCAGTGGACGGCACCATCGACGACCTCATGGCGTGGGTGGACGGCGACCCCGAGCGCGCTGCCGCAGCTCTGGAAGCGGAGCAGGCGAAGGACAAGCCCCGCTCGACTGTGGTGAAGCGGCTGACGGCCCTGGCCGACTCCGAGGAGTAGAGGGGGCTTCTGATGTCCCCGACCCCTCTCGCAACGCAGGCGGACCTCGAGGCCGCCTTGCAGCGGACGTTGGATCCGGCGCAGGCGGCCATGGCCCTGCGCCGGGCCTCCGCCCGGGTCCGCAAGTACAGCCGACAGCAGTTCACGCTGGTGGAGAACGACACCATCACCCTGCCCGGCAACGGCAAGATTCTGCGGCTGCCGCAGCGCCCGGTGGTCGTCGACGACACCCACCCGCTGACGGTGGTCGAACTGTTCGGAATCGCCGATCAGGAGTACACGGCGCTCGAGGGACGGGACTTCACCCGGATCGGCTCCGAGCTGACCCGCGGCGAGCAGTGGTGGGCGCCGACCCGGCTGATGGGCTGGCCGTTCATGCGGCCCATGGGGATCTGGGCCCAGCGGGTCCGGGTCACCTACAGCCACGGCTGGGCGGAGGTCCCCGACGACGTCGTCGATATTGTCCTCGACCTCGCGTCGATGGCCATGACGAACCCGCAGGGCCTGCGCTCGGAGTCGATCGACGACTACTCCAGAACGTTTGCCGCGGAGACCATCGGGGGCCCTCAGCTCACACAGGACCACAAGATTGCCCTGCGGCAGTACCGCGGCGGGTCGTTCTCTGTGGCGCCGGTGACGTGATGACAGCTATCGACATTCAGCCGCTGCTGGCGGCGGGCCGCGCTGCCCACGAGCAGCTGCTGGTGGACACGTGCACGATCAGCCGGCCGGGGGCGCCGACGCTGGACCGCTCCACGAGCGTGCTGACGCCGGGCTCGCCGACGGTCCTGTACTCGGGTTCGTGCCGCCTCAAGCCCCAGCGGGTTCCTCGCGACGAGGACGCGGGGGAGCGGCTGACGGTCGTGGCCCGCTACGAACTCGCGCTGCCGTTCGGAGCGTTGGCCACGGACGACCTGCAGGTTGGCGACACCGTCACGATCACCGCGTCCGGTGACACGCGGCTCGTCGACCGGCCGTTCGCAGTGATGGCCGTCGACTTCAGCTCGACCGCGACCGCATGGCGGATGACGGTGCAGGACGACACGTGACGGGAGGTCATCAATGACGGCCCCCGCGGTTCTTCCCCACGTCGATGCCGTCGAGGCGGCTCTCACCGCTGCCGGCCTGACCGTGTACACGGGTGGGGCTCCGGCCGACGTGAAACCGACCGCGGCCACTCCCTACGTGGTGCTGTACCCCGACCCGGGCCGGGCGGAGCGGGCATCGCTCGGCGACGACCGGGTCAACTTTTCCAGCGTCGTCCAGCTGACCTGTGTGGGGCTGACGGCAGGGCAGGCCCTGTCGGTGTCCGACCGGGCCATGGCCGCTCTGTCCGTGGTCCTGACGGTCGACGGGCGCACGTCCTGGAAACCGGAGTCCCTCGACGGGCAGCCGGTGCAGCGCGACGACGACGTCGTCCCGCCCTGTTTCTACGCCGCAAGCCGCTACCGGCTGCGCTCCGTCCCCCAGTAGAGGAGACCCCCATGGCAACCCTGACCACCCAGGTCATCAACCTCGCGGGCCTGGCCCCGACCTACAGCGCCGCCGCCGCATCCACGAAGATTGTGGTCGGCGAGCGGACGTTCCTGCACGTCAAGAACGCGAACGGCAGCTCGATGACCGTCACCCTGTCGTCGACCGCGAAGGTCCGCGGACAGCTCGCGGCCGACGTCGTCGTCACGGTCCCCGCGACCACCGGCGACATGATGATCGGCCCGATCACGCAGGACTTGTTCGCTGGCCTCTCGGACGGTCTCGCCTCGGTCACGTACTCGGCGACGACCTCGGTGACGGTCGCCGCAGTACGCATCTGACCTCCCGCCCGCCCCGTCTCGTCCGCCCCGCTGCTCGGGGCTTTTTTTTGTGCCCTGAGGAGGGTTCATGTCTGACCTGATCAGCGATGGCAACACGAAGGTTTCGTGGGTGCCGTCCATCGCGAACATCAACGCGCCGACCGCCAGCGAGCTGAACGGCGGCTCCGACTGGACGCTGCGGATCACCCCTGACGGTCTGAAGACGGACCCGTCGACCGCTGACGTTGACACCAGCTCGCTGGGATCGACGTTCACGACCAACCAGCCCGGCCGCCGCTCCTACTCGGTCGAGGTGACGTTCAAGCGTGGCAGCACCACGATCGAGGACCAGCCGTTCACGACGCTGACGTACAGTGCGTCCGGCTACCTGGTCGTGCGCCGCGGCGTGGCCTTCGCGACCGCCTACGCCACCAGCGACAAGGTCGAGGTCTACCCGGTGACGGCGGGCGAGGCGCAGAACATCGCCCCGGCAGCCAACGAGGTCTCGAAGTTCATGAGCCCCCTCAAGGTCACCTCCGACCCGGCGACAAGGGCTGTCGTCGCCTGATGCCGGACATCTCGGAGCTGCTGGCAGGGGCGTCGCCTCGCGAGGCCGCCATGCAGGTGTGTCTTGCGGGCGACGCGGGCGCCGAGCTGGAGGCGCTGGAAGAGGAACTCGGACAACTGGGGGAGTGGCGGCCGGCGTCGCTCGGCGAGGCGAATCCGGCGCTTGAGCTCCAGGAGCGGATCGAGGTCGCCAGGCAGCGGGTGCGCGATACGGCGGTCGAGTTCCGGTTCCGGGCACTCGGGCACCGCGCCTACAGCAACCTGCTGGCCGCGCACCCCGCCCCGGAAGGCTCCAAAGAGCCCTACGACGCGGGGACGTTCCTCCCGGCGGTCCTCGTCGCCTGCTGTATCGAGCCGTCGCTGACGCTCGCGCAGGTCGACCGTCTGCTGGACGTGGTGAACGACGGGACGGCCCGCACGCTCTTCGCCGCCGCCCTGGCGGTGAACGAGGAGCCCAGCCCGGTCCCTTTCTCGTAGCCCGCCTGCGGGACCACCGGCTCCCGTACCGGCGGGAAGTCGAGGCAGCGCGGGCCTGGGGCATCCCCCGCAGCATCCTCCTGGGCCGCCCGCAGCCCGCTCCGGGCGAGCCGCTGTGGCTGCCGGAGGACCGCTGGTGGGCGATGGCGCTGATGGAAGCCGAGTCCGGGCTGTGCGAATGCGGACACCCGCTCGCCGAGACGACGGCGCCCGAGAACGAGTACGCCTACGACGCCTCAATCACGAAATGCCACGCCTGCCTGGCCGGTGCACGCCGGGTGGCAGCCCACCAGGAGGACGGCGGCAAGACCGACGGCCTGAAGGTGTCCGTGTTCCGGAGGGAGTCGTAATGGCAGGCGTCGACGTGATCGGGCTCACCGTGGTGGTGGACGACCTGGGCACCTTTGCTGAGCGGCTGCGGGTGAACGCGGCGAAGGCCGTGAAGGTCACCAGCCAGAAGGTGCGGGACGACGCCCGGAACCGCATCAAGGGCCACAAGTACCTGCCCGCCTACCCGTACTCGATCACCTACGACGTCAAGGTCACCGCCGAGGGCGTCGAGGGGGAAATCGGGCCGGACAAGGGGCGTCCGCAGGGGCCGCTCGGAAACATCGTCGAGTACGGCACCTCGAAGAACGCGCCCCTTCCACATCTCGGCCCCGCGCTCGACGCGAACGCCGAAGACCTGGTCGCCGGTATCGAAATCGCCGTCCACCAGGCCATGTAACAGCACGTCAAGGACAGGGAATCCGCATGACCACCACGAGTACAAGCAGGAAGCCGCCCGCGCGCCGGGCGGCGAAGCCGACGCTGACGTTCGCCGACATCCGAGCGAAGATCCAGCGCCCGCGACGCATCGTCGACATGGTGCTGGACGCGGAGGCGTCAGCAGAGCTGGACGCCCTCGAGCAGCTCCTGGAGCGGGCGCAGCGGCACGACGAGGCCCACGACGCAGAGACCGCCCGGGATGTCGCGAAGCATCTCCAGGCGGTTGAGGCGCAGGCCGAGGGGTCCCGGGTGCGGTTCACCCTGGAGGCCATCACGCACCGTGCCTACCAGGCCCTCCGTGCGGACCATCCGCCGACGAAGGAGCAGATCGAGGCGGCGGCGGCGCGCGGCGGCAGGGAAGAACCGGCGTTCGACCCGGACGCTTTCGCCCCGGCCCTCGTCGAGGCGCAGCTCATCGAGCCGAGGCCTGGCTCCCCGGAGGAGTTCGCCGCGTTCTGGGACGACCTCTCTGATGGCCAGCTCGGCCAGTTGTGGCAGGCCGCGCTCGACATCCAGTTCCAGACCGGTGAGCTCGGTCCGCCCTCGCAGGCCGCCGCAGACATCCTTCGCTCCTTCGGGCTGGCCACCGACTGACCTGACCCGCAAGGCGTGACAACTGAATAGGGGGCTGCCGTGGCCGACCGTACCGTGCGCGTCCGCGTCATCGCCGAGATGCCGGGCTTCGGCACCGTCGTGCGCACCGGCACTGGCGAACTGCTGGCTCTCGGAGAGGCGTCCCTTGTAGCTGGGCGCGGAATTCGTGCCCTCGGCGCGGACGGGGCGGTAGCCCGCGCTGGCCTCACGGCCATGGGTGCTGGCGCCCGTGGCGGGGCGGCGGGAGTCCGGGAAGGGGAGGCTGCGGCGCTGGCCGCGGGCCGTGGCGCGCGCACCCTGCGCAACGAAGCGGCCCTCACCTCACCCGCCTTCGGCCGGATGGGCGCCGCGGCACGTACCGGTATGGGCTCGGTGCGCTCGGGTGTCGAGTCCGTCATCGGGCCCGTCAAGCACCTGGGTGCCCTCCTCGCGGGCGGGGCGATCATCTACGGGCTGCACGACATCATCCACTCGGGCAACGAGTACACCGACGCGATGAACAAGTTCCTCGAGGTCACGCGGGCCTCGGGGGCGCAGATGTCGTCGGCCGGCCGCGAGGCGCAGGCACTCGGCGCCGACATGAAACTGCCGTCGGCGAATGCGGCTGAGGCTGCGGACGCGATGGTGGAACTGGCGAAGGCCGGCCTGTCCGCGCAGGACGCCATCAAGGCCGCCCGCGGAACGGTCCAGCTGTCTGCCGCTGCTCGAACTGACGTCGCAACCGCGGCGAAGATCGAGGGCGACATCATGGACCAGTTCAGCCTCAAATCGTCCGAGGCTGCGCACGTCGCGGACGTCCTGGCGAACACGTCCAACAGCGCTTCTGGCGAGCTGATGGACATCTACTACGCCATGAAATACGTGGGCCCGATCGCCCACACCATGGGTGTATCGATCAAGGACACCGCCACCGCGGTCGGCCTGCTCGGCAAGTCGGGCATCATCGGCGAGACCGCAGGTACGGCGCTGCGGTCGGCGCTGGTCAACATGGCCAAACCGACGAAGATGGCCCAGAAGGGCCTGCACGAACTCGGCATCGAAGCGTTCGACAACAAGGGCCAGTTCAAGGGCCTGCAGTACGTCATCGAGAAGCTCGGCATGGCCAGCGAACACCTGACCACCAAGCAGTTCACGGCCGCTGCGGCGATGGCGTTCGGCAAGCCGGCCCTCGCTGGCATGGTCGCGCTCGCGCACCAGGGCGGCACGGCGTTTGAGCAGTTCGGTGTCCAGGTCGGTCGCGTGGGCGGCGCCGCAGCCCTGGCGGCAGCGGAGTCCAAGGGGCTGGGCGGCTCGATGCGCGGCCTGGGCAAGCAGATCTCTTCCGCGTTCCTCCAGATCTACCTGGGCATCGCACCCGGCCTCGAGCACATCACCCGGTCGATGACCAAGGGCGTCTCGGACGCCATCCCGTATATCAAGAACGGCATCCGTATCGCCGGGGACCTGTGGGACATCTACGGGCCTTCCGTTGAGGCGAAGCTTCATGCGGCGACCAGCGGTATCGGGCGGGCCGCATCGGGCCTCACCGCCCCGCTGAAAGCCGCGATCACATCGGCGGCCGTCGCCTCGGTGCCGCTGGCCATCACCTCCGTGCACTCCCTCGGCCAGGCCTTCGGTAACGCAGGCGCGGCTGCTCAGCCGCTGCTCGGTGGCTTGAAGGACATGTTCTCGTCCGTCTCTTCGGGGGCGGGCGCCCTTGGCGTGCTCTCAGGACGGTTGCAGGTCGGTGTCGGTCTCCTCGGCGACATGACCGGGATCCTGCGCCCGATTGGTGCACTCGTCGGCGGAATCGCTCACGCCTTCGCCGGGCTGCCGGGACCGATCCAGTTGTCGGTGCTGGCCATGCTGGCCATGCGCCCGTTCCGCGGGCAGATCCAGGGCATGCAGAGCGCGGTCGCTGGTTACGGCCGGTCTGCGGTCGCCTCGTTCAACGGCGTGCGCGGGGCCATGCAGATGCAGACGGTCCTCGCCAGTCGGGCGGGAGTGTCGCTGGGCCGGTGGGGTGCCGGACTCGCCGCCCTGGAAGCCCGCTCCCCGACGATCCGCGCGATGGGTACCTCGTTCCGAACCGTGTCCAGCGGCATCCAGGAAGCCGGCGGGCGCTTGTCCGGGTTCCGTTCGGCGGCTGGCGGCGCGATTGCCGCGCTCGGCACGGGCGCCGGGCGCGGTCTGCTGGGCGCGGCGAAAGGCCTGTACGGATTCCTTGGCGGCCCGTGGGGTATCGCGATCGGCGCTGCAATGGTCGGCCTCGACCTGCTCGCCCGGAAACAGCAGGAGGCCGCCGCCGCAGCCGCAGCCCACCAGCAGCGGATTTCCGGCCTCACCCAGGCACTGCAGGAGTCTGCCGGCGTCATGAACGGCGGCGTTCGCGCCGCAGCCGTGCAGACCCTGGCAGACGCAAAGCTGAAGGACGGCAAGACGCAGCTGCTGGACGTGATGCAGCGGGCCCACATCGGTACAACCGAGCTCACGGACGCTTACCTCGGCCAGGGGACGTCGATCGATGCGCTGCGAAAGCGGTTGTCCGCGATGGCTGAGGCGAATACCCGCGTTGTCAGTGCGGGCCGGACCGCGGGCAGGGTCTTCACGCCGCAGGGGCATATCTACAAGAACGCTGCTGATGCGCTCGGTTCACTCTCCGGCGAATTCGCGACGGCGAGTAAGAGGCAGAAGGATCTGGCGGCTGCGGAGAAGGGCTCCGGGGCTGCGGCGCTGAACGCCACGGACCCGACGGGGCGGCTGCAGGGCGCGATCAAGACGCTGGGTGATTCGGCGTCCGACGCGGACACCAAGGCCAGGGCGCTGCACACGGCCCTGGACCTGCTGTCGGGCGGCGAACTCGACGTCCAGGCCGCACTGGCCAACCAGAACCAGGCACTGCTCGACCTCAAGTCCTCCTATCAGGACGGCGCCGACAAGGCGAAGGGCTACGGGAAGGCGCTCCTGCAGGTCGACGGCTCGCTGAACACCACCTCGGAAAACGGTCAGTCTCTGTGGACCAAGCTCCAGGCGCTGAACGAGCAGACGGCCGGCGCAGCACAGTCGACCTACGACTTCGCCCGAGCCAACGGCACCGCCGTCGTACCCGCGCTGAAGCAGGCCGAGGCCCGGATGGAAACCGCCTACACGGCCGCGGTCAAGGCTGGCCAGGCCTTCGGCCTCAACGCCGACCAGGCCAAGATCCTCGCCAACCAGATGGGATTCATCCCATCGTCGCTGGCCATCACCATGTCGACGCCGGGCCTGTCGGAGACCCAGAAGCAACTGCTGTATGTGCAGGGTCTGGCCGGTCACATGCCGAAGGACTCCACGATCCGGGTGTCGGCGCTCACCGCCGAGGCAAAGAAGGATCTTGAGGCCCTTGGCTTCAAGATCAAGACGTTGCCCGGCGGCAGGCAGATGGAGATCACCGCCCCGACAGAGAAGGCCAACGCGGGCCTGGACGCCCTGATCGCGAAGAAAATTCCGGGCAAGTCCGTCCCGGTGGACGCCAAGACCGCCGGAGCACTCAAGGAACTTTCAGCCGTGCAGGCCAAGGTCCGCTCGACCAAGGGCAAGAACGTCACGATGGGCGCACTGACAGGAGGTGCCCAGAAGGCTCTTGAAGGCCTCGGCTTCAAGGTCACGCACATGAAAAACGGGAAGGTGTCCATCACCATCCCTACGGGTAGCCCAGCCCAGGCGGTGCGCACCATTCAAGGGTGGGTCAACAACCTGCACGGCAAGTCTGTCGACGTGTACGTACAGGAGCACATCGCGGCTGCGGGAGGCCGCGACAGCGTCCTCAGCGGCAGCTACGGCAGTAACAACGCCAACGGCGCCGTGTACTACGCCGACGGCGGCACCGAGAACCACGTTGCACAGATCGCCAAGGCGGGCGCCTGGAGGGTGTGGGCCGAGGACGAGACAGGTGGCGAGGCGTACATCCCCCTCGCGCAGAGCAAGCGCCCCCGCTCCCGGCAGATCGCCGCCGAGACCGTGAAGCGGCTCGGGGGCGCCGTCCAGTGGTTCGCTGGCGGCGGCATCCCCGGATTCACCTACACGCCGACCGGGCGGGCCGTGCTCGGCGGGCCGTCGGACGCCAAGAGCCGGTACGACCAGGAGATCCAGGACCTCAAGGACGCCTGGACCAAGCTCACCGACGCCATGAAGGACGCCAAAAAGAAGGCCGACGCCCTGCACGACGCGGAAAAGAACCTGAGCCAGGTCCGGCACCGGCATCACACCAAGGCGCAGCTCCAGGCCGCCGAGAACCGGGTCGAGAAGGCGCAGCGGGCGAAGAAGGGCTCTGATGCGACAGTCCGGAAGGACCGGGCCGCAGTCAACGCCGCGGACAAGGAACTGGGGCTGAAGAACGGCGCCCACGCGCCCAAGGGTTTCAACCTGAAGGCCTACGAGACCCAGCTCGCCGAGTCTGTCTACGACACCGAGAAGTGGCGCAAGAGCCTCACGAAGATCGGCGCCCGGGGCGGCAAGGAACTCAAGGACATGCTGGAAGGCATGGGCCAGGAGGGCTACGCCCTCGTCAACAGCCTCGCTGGCGCGAGCGACAGGCAGTTCAAGTCCATCGTGAGCAAGCTCCAGAAGACCGGCGAACTCGCCAAGGCGACCCTCGCAGACTTCAACAAACAGCTCAACGCGTCCACCAAGGAAAACCAGCAGTTCGCCGCCGACCTGCAGAAACTGGCCGCATCCGGGTCCGGCGCTCTGGCGCAGGCCCTCGCCGCGCAGGGCGACTCCAACGCGATGGCCCTCGCCCACCAGGCGGCATCCAGTGGAGCGCAGGCCAGGGTGGCCAACGCGGAAGTCGCCAAGGCGCAGAACACCCTGACCGGCGACGACCTCTCCAACAGCCTGATCCTGCTGTCGACGCTGCGTGGCGGTACGGGCCGCGGATATGCGGACCTGATCGCAGCCGGCCTGGACCCGGCGACGATCAAGGCTCTCGTACCCAAGATGACTGGAGCCATCAGCGGCCTGCCCGCCGCGAACAAGGACACGTTCGTGCGGCAGTGGGTCGCCCAGGGCGGCAAGGCCATGGCGCTCGGTGGTGTTCTGACCAGCCCGACGATGGTCGCCGGTGGTGAGGCGGGCGTACCCGAGGCGTGGATCCCGCTCACCCCGACGTCCCGCAGCCGGGCTCTGCTGGCCGCGTCCGCGGCAGCCCTCGGCTACCACCTCGTGCCCGCGAGCCGGTACGCGGCGGCGCCGTCGATGTCGTCCATGGCGCGGGAGTTCACCAAGCACATCGAAATCAATCTGTACGGCGCCAAGCAGTCCTCGGCCGAGCAGGCGGCCGACATCGCCAGGCATCTGACGTTCGTCGGCTGACAGAGAGGGGGCGCGGTGCTGCTCACCGCTGGTATGGATCTCGGCGGCGTCCGGGTCGACCTCGGCACCATCCCGCTCGGCGGGGTGGATGCGGCCGGGGTCTACTGGGCGCTGCAGACCCTCGACGGCTGGGACAGCGCCGAGGTCAGAGCGGAATTCTCCGAACGCGAGGCCGATCACGGGGCGTGGGCCAACCCCGTCTACCTGGGATCCCGGCCGATCACCCTGACCGGCACCGTCACGGCACCGGACCGGGTAACCCTCGAGGACGCCCTGGAACGGCTACGGACCGCTGCCTCACTCGGCGACACCACACTGGTCGTGTACGAGCTGACGGGCTCGAAACAGGCGACCGTGCGGCGCTCCGGGAAACCGCTGATGGCCTACGTCACCGACCGGATCGCCACGTACAGCGTGCTCGTCACGGCAGGCGATCCACGCCGCTACAGCACGACCCTGCAGACCGGGACGACGGGCCTGCCAGCCACGACGGGCGGCCTGACTTTCCCGGTGACGTTCCCGATCACGTTCTCGGCAACATCAATTTCCGGGCAGATCAACGTCGTCAACGCGGGATCCGTCGACACCAGGCCGGTCCTCACGATCACCGGACCGGTGATCGCGCCCGTCGTGTCCGCCCTGTATGCGGACGGCTCGCTGCGCCAGCTCGTCTACTCCCAGGATCTGGTCAGCGGCGACGTTCTCACCATCGACACCGACGCCCACACCGTGCTGCTCAACGGCTCGGTGTCCCGCCGCCGGTTCATGACCGTCTCCGCCGGCTGGCCGACGATCCCCGCCGGAGCCTCGGTCAACTTCCAGTTCCAGTCCAGCACCTACAACGCCAGCGCGATGCTGACCGCCACATGGCGTTCGGCCTGGATGTGAGGAGGCCTTCATGCCGGTAGATGTATGGGCGATCGACACGCTGACTTTCTCCGGGCTGGAGACTCGCAACGTCGAGGCCTTCTCGGTCATGACGGACGGGACGGCGCTCGGATCCCGCTCCGGAACACGGCCCGGCGACCCGGGCCTGACTGTGACCCTCGCCGGCACCACCATCAACTGCTCGGCCGGCCTTGCCGCCGTCGCCTGGCCGGGCCAGGGCGTGTACAAGGTCGCTTTCCCGTCCTCAGTGTCCCCAGGCACGTACACCGCTCCCCACGCCACCCTGAACAGGGTGGACTTGGTCTATCTGCGCGTGTGGGACAACTCCGTCGACGCGTCCGGCCTGGCCAAGGGCGACATCGTCTACCTTGCGGGCACCCCGTCAGCGTCCCCGGTGGCGCCGACGCCAGCCGGCACGCAGATCTACATGCCGCTGGCCACGATCACCGTGCTGTCGGTCTCGAACGGCTCCACAGCATCCGTGTCGACGGCGAACCGGCCGACCACGGTAGCCCCGGGCGGCATCCTGCCCTCGTCGACAGCCCCGTCCAGCCCGTACACCGGGCAGTTCTACGACAACGGCACCGACCTGCTCCGCTGGAACGGCTCCGCTTGGGACACCTACGTCAAAGCGCCGGGCGCCTGGACCTCCTACACCCCGACGTGGACGGGCTCCGGCAGCAACCCATCCCTCGGCAACGGAACCCTGGTCGGCCGCTATTGCAAGATCGGGCGGCAGGTCAGCATTCACATCAACCTGATCCCCGGCTCCACCACGACCTACGGGTCGGGGACATACAACTGGGTGATCCCGTTCGCTGCGGCCAGTGTCGGGTGCAGCTACGTCATGACTGCGCATTTCCTCGGCACGGACCGGTGGATGGGGCAGGCGATCGCGTCTCCCGGCGCGTCCGCGATCGGCGCGTTCTTCAACATTTCCGCGACCAACACCCGTATCGACGTCATGAACCCGACCCGGCCGGAGACGTTCGCGAGCACCAACCAACTCCGCATCACCGGCACCTACGAGTCGGCGACATGACAGGCACGCCCTACCAACTCGCCTGGTACGGCTGTGACCTGCGCACCGGCGGCATTGTCGAGGACCTCCGCCCCCTCAAGCCCACCGGCGCCCTCACACGCAAACTCGGCGACAGCACCACGCTGCAGTTCGAGCTCACCCTGGCCGGAGTGCCGCAGGAATGGGACGGTGCCACCGCGCCGGGCCGGTCCGTCCTCGTCGCCGTCGACACCACCACCGACATACCCCTGTGGGCGGGCGTCGTCCTCACCCGCGACGGAGGCAGCGACCAGACGGTGCAACTCGGGGCGGCCACCCTGGAACGCTACTTCGACGGTCGCTTCCCCGGAACCCAGACACTGGTCGGCACCGACCAGGCCGCCGTCATCAGCGCCCTCGCCACCCCGGCGCTCACCAACGGACCCCCGCTCGTCATCGACGCCCCGAGCACGGGCGTCGTCATGGACTACTACACGCACGACGGCGACGACAAAAGCATCCTGTCGTGCCTGCAGGAGATCATGGCCCTCGACGGCGGCCCGGAGTGGACGATCGACATCGCCTGGAACGCCAGCCACTCCGGTTTCCAGTTCCCCCTCCGGGTCCGGCCCGCGATCGGCGTCCAGGCCGCCACCGCCACCACCTTCGACTTCCCGGGCTGCGTCGCCTCCTACCGGCTATCCGAGTCCTACGAGGCAGGCAAGGGCGCCACGATCGTCGTGGCCCGCGGCGAGGGCGAGGGCATCTCCCGCCTCACCTCAACCGCCCACGAAGCCACCGCACTGATCGCGAACGGCTGGCCCCGCTGGGAATACCGCTACACCCCCGCATCCGGGCTCACCGACCCCGACCAGCTCAACGCGCACGCCGCCCAGTCACTCGCCCTGATGACACAGGGCGGCCAGGCCTGGGTCCTCGAGGCGGTCGGCTCCCGGTCGCCGCGACTCGGCCAGGACTGGGGCCTCGGCGACACCATCCACCTCGCCGTGGAGACATCCCCCCGCCACCCGAGCGGGATCGACGTCACGGCCCGCTGCTGGAGCTGGGAACTCGACGCCGGCGCCGACCGTCTCCGGCCGATCATTGTGGAGGAGGGCTGAATGCCCCGGCAGATCGAACAGCTGCCCCCGGACGCGACCAGCCTTGCCCGCCGACTGTCCGCGCTGGAGCGCGAGGTGCGAGAGCTGCGGGCAGCCCGACGCATGGGCGCCGCGAGCGTCGGCACCCTCCGCGTATACGCGGACGACGGCACCACCCTGCTCGCCGAACTCGGCCTGTCCGAGGACGGCGGGGGCGGCCTCTCGACCTGGGGCCTCACGGAAGTCGACGAATTCCCCGTCGTGGCACGCCTGTCGTCCGGCCAGCTGAAATTCCAGTCCGTCGACGACAACGTCACCGCGGTACCCGCCTACGCCGCCTACACCGCATTCCCGGGAACAGGCTGCGATCTCGCGCTCGCGTCGGGCTCCGTCAAGGCCACGGACTGGGCGGCCGTAGTAGACCTCACGTCGGTGACAGACGGCGGACGCCCCATCGCGCTTGTCGCCGGAACCCGCGAGGTCGGCGGAGTCGGGGAGAACGGTCCCTGCGACATGGACATTGCTGGCGTCCTGACCGCCGGGAACATGGCGTGGGGGCAGGTCAGCATCACGCCGAGCGCCGCGAACACGCCCACCTCGATAAACGTCACTGGCCTGAGCCTGCAGGGAACCACGTTCCTCGGCTACGCGGTGGCCACCACGGCTGCGCCCGGATCGCAGGTCACCGGCGCGAGCGCCTCATCCGTGACCTCCTCGGGCCTCACGGTGTGGGTGACCCGCACCAACACCAGCCAGACCTTCGTGAACTGGCTGGTGATCGGCATATGAGCGACGTGACGTTCCAGCCCGCGCTCTGGTACTCGGTCACCGCCCGGGACGACAACCCGGAGTGCGAAAACCTCGGCCAGGAATTCGAGGTCAACCCCTGCTACTCCAACGGCGGCCTGGTGGTCGTCGAGTGCGGACTGTGCAAAGCGTCGATGACGCTCGTCTCCGCGAGCCTGCTCACGCCGCAGCCGCAGGAGTCATGACCGTCGCAGCCTGAACGATTCACCATCCCCGACGCCCCCACTCCCGGGGCGTTTTTTCATGCCCGGGAGGGCCCTTGAGCACGCACGTCTATGAGCCGTCGGATCCGCGGCTCGGCCGGCACGTCCAGCACGACCCGCGGTCCCTCCGTTACGCCCACGGCGTCCTACCCAAGTCGGCAATCAAGAGCGTCGACTGGACGCGCCGCGCCCCGATTTTCGACCAGGGCGACCTTGGGTCGTGCACGGGCAATGCCGCGACCGGTTTGCTCGGTACCGACTCCGCGGCCCGCACGGGCCTCACCTCGGCAACCGTCAACAACAGCATCGTCCTCGTCGACGAGAACCTCGCGGTGAAGGTGTACGAGCTGGCCACACAGCTGGACAGCGTCAAGGGCACTTACCCGCCCGACGACACCGGCTCGAGCGGCATTGGCGCCGCGAAGGCGCTGCAGAAGCTGGGTCTCGCGGCTTCGTACACTCACGCCTTCAGTCTCGATGCCCTGAAGAGCGCCCTGCAGAGGGGCCCCGTGATGGTCGGCACCGTCTGGCTGGAGTCGATGTTCGACGTCGACTCGAAGAGCGGATACGTGAGCGTCGACCGTGAGAGCAGCGTCGCTGGCGGCCACGAGTACGTGATCTCCGCCTACAACGCCACCACCGGCGTGTTCCGCATGGACAACTCGTGGGGCGATAGCTGGGGCGGCCTCGGGTCGGCCTGGCTGGCGCAGACGGACATGCAGTGGCTGCTGTCGCAGCAGGGCGACGTCACCGTCCCGGTCTGGGCCACCGTGCCTTCCCCTCCTCCTTCGCCCACTCCTTCTCCGACTCCTGGACTTGATCCGCGTCTGGTTGCGGCGTGGCAGTCGATGAGCGAGTGGGCGCGCGACAACCACCTGACGGGAGCCTGACCATGGTCGACCTCTGGATGCCCGGCGCGGCCCGGCATTCCCTCGGCAACACCGGTATCATGAACGGCGGCCCCGCGCGGGCCGTCTGGCACATCACGTCCAACGAGCACGACTGGACGTTCGCCGCCGAACTGGGCTGGTTCACCGGCGGCGGCGCCAGCGTCGCCCCCCACCTGCTGTGGGATCCGTTCACCGGGGAGATCGCACAGTTCTTCCCCGCGGACTCCCGCTCCCTGTCCCTGCAGAACGCGGGCAGCGTCCGGACCAACCGCACCGGCATGTACTGCATTCAGATCGAGACGGTGTTCACGCAGGGCGAGACAGTCAACGGCAAGCGATACGAGTCGGTCCGGGACACCCCGTGCAAGGGACTCGACAAGATCGTGGCGTGGCTGCGCAGCCTCGGCATCCAGGACGTGTGGCCGGGCGGGGCACCCACCGGGTTCGTCCGCGACACCGTGTCCCTGGACAGCTGGCAGAAACTCGGCGGGCACTACGGCCACAACCAGATCCCCGGCAACAGCCACCTCGACCCTGGCCTGATGCCGGACCTGTTCGCGAAGCCGCCCACCCCGCCCGCGCCGGCCAAGCCGCCCACCCCGGCGAAGCCGAAGGTCTCCCTCGCGCACATCGTCTACGCCGCGCGCCATGACCCGGCCGCCGCGCAGGGCCACACCAGTCACAAGGACGAAGTCCTGATCGTCGAAAAGGCGCTGAAGGCCGAAGGCCTGCTCACCTCGCAGTACGTCGACGGTTCGTTCGGCTCGAAGACCGTCGACGCCTACAAGGCCTGGCAGAAGCACCTCGGCTACAGCGGAACCGGCGCCGACGGCATCCCCGGCAAGACGTCCCTCACGAAGCTCGGCAGCAAGCATGGATTCCAGGTGGTCGCATGACCGCGGTCGACTACGACTGGGAGTTCCTGGAGGACGGTGTCCGCATCGAGCCGATCTCTATCGGCATGAAGGCGGAGGACGGGCGCGAGTACTACGCCGTCAACGGGCTCCTCGCCGCGCGAGGCTGGAAGGGCTGGCGGTTCCGGCGCCGGGTGCGCAAGCACAAGTGGCTGATGGAGAACGTGATCCCGCACCTGCCGCAACCACACGGGGACTGGCGCAACCACATGCCGCAGTCCTGGCTGTTCAACTACCTCGACCCGGCCGTGAAACCCATCGAGCGGATCGCCGACGAGGTCATGGACTTCATCCGCGCCACTGGGCCTGACGTGCAGCTCTGGGCCGACTACGGCGCCTACGACCATGTCTGCCTCGCACAGCTCTGGGGCCGAATGATCGACCTGCCCGAGGGTGTTCCGATGTTCACCAACGACATCCAGCAGGAGGCTCGACGCCAGGGCCTCGGCTGGGACGACCTGCCGAAGCAGGACGGCGGAGTGCACAACGCGCTCGCCGATGCCCGCCACAACCAGACCGTCCGACGTCTCCTCGTCGGGCGCGCGGCAGGGGAGGCGGCGTGATCCTCAACCTCACTCCGCACCCGATCCGCCTCTACATGAACGCGCGCGAGGACGGATCTGACGACCTCGAACCGCACCTGCGCGAGGCCATCGAACCCGAGGCCAAGCCCGCCCGGTTGGCCATGGTCGAACTCGGCACCCAGCCGGACGGCATCGAACTTGTCGTGTACAGCCATGCCCACGACCTCCCGCCCAAACGCGACGGCGTGCAGCTCATTGTGTCCCTGCCCGTCGCCCTGTCGCTCCTGACGCGCGGACGCGACGACCTCCTCGTCCCGTACCGCGAGGTACGGAACGCCACTGGCACCGTCATCGGCTGCAGACAACTCGCGCAGCCCGTCTAAGAATCGAGACACTGATGCACCCCACCGACGCACAGCTGTGGGCTGCGGCCCTCGGCTACCTGCTGCCGCTCGCCATCGCGATCGTGGCGCAGCCCCGCTGGACCGGCGCCGTCAAGGGCCTCCTCATGCTCGTCGTCGCCGTCCTCGACGGCGTGGGAACCGCCTACTTCAACGGCGAGTTCGTCAGCAAGAGCATCGTCACCTGCATACTCGTCGCCGCCGTCGCCATCGGCGCCGCCTATCACCTGCTGTGGAAGCCCTCCGGGATCGCACCCGGCATCGAGCGGGCCACCTCCACCGGCGGCGTCCCCGCCCAGCAGCCCCGGAGCGTGTAAATGCGGTGCCGTGCGGCCCGGCGGCTGATGCGAATGCTGGGCCGCCGCGGCGCCATCCTCCTCAGCTACGGCACGGTGTGGGCCCTCTACGGGTACGGACAGCTCGTCTCCCCGCAGCCCGACCAGCGCGGTCTCACCCTGGCAACGCAAGTGCTGCCGCTGCACGTCTGGGGCTGGCTGTGGATCGCCACCGGCATCCTGGCCCTCGGCGCAGCGTTCGTGCCGCAGGGCGTGGACTGGTTCGGCTTCGTCGCCCTCGTCCTCATCGTCCTGCCGTGGATGCTGTCCTATCTGGTGTCGTGGCTCCTGGGTGACTTCCCGAGAGGCTGGGTGGCCGCCGCGGTCTGGGCTGTGATCGCTATACCGGTGATCGTCGCTGCCGGGTGGCGAGAGGCGCCCCGGCCCAAGAGAGTTGAGGGCTGATGGGCGCGGACACCTGGGTGCAGGCGGGTATGGCTGTCGTCGCGGCAGCGGGCGGCGTCGTGTCGGCACGCTCGGCACGCCGGACGAAGCGGCAGGAGAAGCGCGACGACTTCACCGAGATCAAGAAGGCGCTCAACGAACGCATCGACGACCTGAAGGACGATCTGACGGGCCAGCAGGAACAGATCACCGGCCAGGGCGCGGCGATCTCCTGGCTCGTGGTCGACCGGCGCGGCCTCGTCTCCTACATCCGCACCGCCGGCCTCGAACCGCCAGCACCTCGCCCCATCCCGGACCGGGCCAAGCCGTACCTTGACTCCATCGACGTGTGAGCGCATGAGACGCCCCCGCTGCTCCCCCTTGCCGGGGTGACAGCGGGGGCGCTTCGCCGTGTCCGGTGGGGCAGTTGCGGTAACGGGTAGACACGTTACTGGTTGATGCGGGTATGGTGGTAACACAACTTCATGCACCTCCCGGTGCGCAGGCTGCGGTTCCTTCCTTTGGCGAAACAGACCCGCAGCCGTCTTGATCTCGGGAGGCACAGCATCGGGGGTGCCCGGTGCGCAGGTACGGGTTACTTCCACTGCTAATGGGGTGGTTGCGGGTTCGAGTCCCGCCGGAGGCTTAGCGGCTTCTGTAGCTCAATCGGCAGAGCGCCTTGTCACCCGCACCGACCTTGATCTCGGGCACCCCACTGCTGCACCTCCCCTCCACGCGAGGGGCTTTTTCATGTCCAGGTTCAACCAGCGCGGCACCCGTCCCGCCGTCCATTCGCCAGTGACCACTACCGGGGAGCGGACCGTCACCCACGAAGGCGCCACTGGGCATCTCCGGGACGCACGCTCCGAACTCTTCCTGCTGGCAGTGTCCAACTTCGTTGGCCAGGACGCCTTCTACGAGAAGGGCGGGGACCGCGACGACCGGTACACGCAGCTCGTCCGCAAGCTGGCCGTCGAGGACCCGGAGTGGACGGTCGGCCTGCTCGGCTGGCTGCGAGGCGAAGGCAACATGCGAATCGCGGCCCTGGTCGGCGCCGCAGAGTTCGTATGGGCGCGACTCGATGCGACACGCAACGCCGCCGCCCCCACCGACGGAACGTTCGACGCGGGCTTCAACCGCCGCGTCATCGACGCCGTCCTCCAGCGTCCCGACGAGCCTGGCGAGTTGCTCGGCTACTGGACCTCCCGCTACGGCCGCCGCCTGCCGAAGCCGGTGAAGCGCGGCATCGCCGACGCAGTCCAGCACCTCTACACCGAGCGAAGCCTGCTCAAGTACGACACCGCGTCCAAGGGCTACCGCTTCGGCGACATCCTCAACCTCGTCCACGCCGCACCCGACCCGGGCAAGCCATGGCAGGGCGAGCTGTTCCAGTACGCGCTCGACCGACGCCACAACCCCGACAGCGCCATCCCGCCGACGTCGAACCGGACGCTGACCGCGCACCGTGAGCTGATGGCCATACCGGTCGCTGAGCGGCGCGCGGTCGTAACGGCCCCCGACAGTGCCAAGCGGCTCGCGGCTGCAGGCATTACCTGGGAGGCGCTGGCCGGCTGGCTCCAGGGACCGATGGACAAGGCGGCCTGGGAGGCGATCATCCCGTCCATGGGCCTGATGGCGCTCGCCAGGAACCTCCGGAACTTCGACGAGGTCGGCGTATCCAATACGGTGGCCGCCCAGATCTGCGCCCGCTTCACCGACCCGGCCGCAGTGAACGCCTCCCGCATGTTCCCGTTCCGCTGGTGGGCCGCCTATAAGCACGCCCCGTCCCTGCGGTGGGCTCACGCGCTCGAGCAGGCCCTCGGCCACTCCCTCGCCAACGTGCCCCGCCTGTCCGGTCGGACGCTGATCCTCGTCGACCGTTCCCCGTCGATGTTCCCCGGCCTACGCTTCTCCACGCCGAACAGCTCGGACATCACGCTTGCCGAACAGGCCGCGGTCTTCGGCTCCGCACTCGCGATGCGCGCCGAGGCGCCGACGCTCGTTGAGTTCGGCGGCAGCTCCAAGCGGCTAGACGTCCCCAAGGGTGGCAGCGTCCTCAAACTCATCGAGCAGTACGGCCAGAACGACGGCACCGACATCCCGACCGCCGTCAAGAAGCACTACGACCGGCACGACCGCGTCATCGTCGTCACCGACGAACAGACCCGGCCCGGCTGGCTCCCGTCCAACATGGAACGCTTCGGCGGGATGCGGGAGACGCAGATCGACAACCTCGTACCGAAGCACGTGCCGGTCTACATGTGGAACCTGGCCGGCTACAAGCCTGGTGCCATGCCCTCCGGGGCCGCAGGCCGACACACGCTCGGCGGTCTGACGGATACCGCCTTCCGCCTGGTGCCGCTCCTTGAAGCCGGGCGCGACGCGACCTGGCCTTGGGTCTCGAAGGCCACCTGACCTGCCACTAACGCCCCCATCCTCTGCCGACCGGCAGGGGGTGGGGGCGAATCGTAGTGTCCGGGCGGTGGTGCCCGCCAACTGGCCACCGGAATAACGCAGTACGGCTACGCTTCCGCCACGATCACGCTCTCGGGGGAACTCATGCCGCCACGCCGCACCAGACGCGGTCTGTCCTGTCAGTCCGTCATCATCCGCGGCATCTGGGCGGTACTCGTGCCCCTTGCGGTTCTCCTCCAACTGGTCAAACATGTCCCAAGCCTGGGGGTTCCGCTACTCCTGGCCGCATCCGTCGCCGGTGGGATCTACGTTGTGCGCCGCGCCCGCAAGGCCGAACAGCGCCGCCTTGAGAATGCCCGTCAGGCACAGGTCCGCGAGGTGCAGTCACGCGAGATTGCCCGCTACCACGTCCTCGGCCCCAAAGAGTTTGAGCACGCCATCGCCTACCTGTGCCAGCGAGACGGCTGCACCAACGTCGAGGTGAGCGGCGGCGCCGGAGACCTCGGAGCTGACGTCGTCGCCACGGCCCCGGACGGCCGCCGGATCGTGATCCAGTGCAAGCGCTACGGGCCTACCCACAAAGTGGGCTCCCCGGAGATGCAGCGGTTCGGAGGCACCTGCTACGCCGTGCATCACGCCCAGATCCCCGTCGTGGTTACCACGAGTGCCTTCACTCGGCAGGCTGCCGGCTACGCCGCCACGCAGCGCATCCGCCTCTACGATGAGCAGGCCCTCGCAGGCTGGGCGTCACAGACTGGGCCGACACCCTGGCAGCAGGTCAGCCAGTCAGCTGCGTAGCTGCTACAGCGCCCCGCTCATCGCCACGGCAGCGAGGAGTGGGGCGCTTCGCCGTGTCAGAACGGGGCGTCGCCGTTGCCCTCAATGCGGATCCGGAACTGACCCGTGGGGGAGCTGACCCAATCCGAGGTGTCTGGCCGGACGAAGGCGCCCTCGCGGCCATGGACCCACAGCTGGCCCTCGGTCAGGTTGAGGAGCTCCGGCGTGCGGGCCTCGGTCGGAAAGATCAGAGTTCCGGCCCACGACCCAGCCTCCTCCTTCGTCAGGTCGGCTGCTGCCGCGGGCTTCGAGTCTGCGAGTTGAAGGATGACGGTCCCTCGGTAAGCGCTCATGTTCGGAGGCTAACTACGGCGTCAAGTCGAACCCCTCACGCCAGCACATCACCCCGGATACACGTTGCTTTCCCAGAGCGAGGCGCATCCTTCTGGCTGGCGGCTCGGTTACAGACCATGGACAGAGAAGAGCGCCGCAAGATCCTCGGCGACGACGTCATCGCCCAGATTCACGCCCGCGTCGCCGAGGCACCCGAGCCGAGCGACGAATTGGTTGCCGAGCTCCGCCGGATCATGACGAACCCTGCCGGGCCGATCCCGAAGGCGAAGCCGACCAGCCTTCTCGGGCTAGAGCAGTAGCGCATAACGTTCCCTGAAGCGCTACGAGTTGACCAGGTGCGACTCTCGATAACATGCCATATCGCGGGCGAAAAAACGGTACAATTGGCCATGCCTCAAAACCCCTCAGACGAGCTGTTGGCTCGCCGTCGCGCTCGCCGCGATGCCGGGATAGGTCAGGTCACCTCCGTCAACATTCCGCAGACTGTCGCCGAGCTGGGCGGAGACTGCCTCTGCGGTCGGGGGCCCGCGCTCGGCACCTGTGTCGTCAGCGCCTCCCGCCTGCTGTTCCGCTCCTTCCAGGAGCTGCCAGCCGCCTACCACCTGGAGCACGTCACCGACTGGGCGTGCGTTGACTGCATTGCTGACGCCGCGCTGGACGTCGCCAACGGCGTGGTGCGCGAGCGCATGCGAGAGTCTGCTCGCCAGCGCGGCGAAGAAATGGATGCGTTGGTGCGACGTAACGAGATGCGCAAGGAGGCCGGTCTGCCTCTGGAGTGGATCGATCCCGGCGGCAACGAGTGGCCTGTAGGGAGCGGGCAGTGACGGACGACTCCACCGCCCTCGTCCCGCAGCAGCCGGACGCCACCCCCGCCGTCCGTGACGCTGCGACGCTCGCGGTCCTCGCCGCGATGGAGCAGGCAGCCGAACAGCACCTCGACGCCATCCGCCCCAACAACACGAAGCGCGGCTATGCCAACGACTGGAACCTCTGGACCGAGTTCCACGATTGGCTCGCCGAACAGACCGGCCACCCGCTCGCGTTGACCGACGTCACCAAGGGCACGCTTGTCGGGTTCGTCGTATGGCTCGACACCATCAAGCTCGCCGCGCCCACGTCAATCGACCGCAGGATCACCGGGGTCACCGTCACCGCGCGCGGCCTCGGCGTCGAAGTCCCCAAGGCCGCCACCGTCGCCGCGCGACAAGCCCTCAAGCCAATGAAGAACGACCCCGAACGCATGGCGCGCGGACGAGGCAAAGCCGCAGCGGTCACCCCCGAGCAACTGCGCCAGATGAACGCCGCCGTCGCCGACGGGCTCACCGGACTCCGCGACCGCGCCCTCTGGCTCATGGCCTTCGGCATCGCCGGACGCTCGGCCGAAGTCGCCGAGCTGCGAGCCGAAGCCATCGTCCACGTCAGCCAAGGACTCGAAGTCCACGTCCCCGCCGTGAAAGGACGCCCGCCCCGAGACGTCGTCGTCAGCTACGGCAAGAACGTCGACACCTGCCCCGTCCGCGCCTGGCTCAACTGGCGCGCCACCGCAGGCATCACCGCGGGGCCGGCCTTCCTCCCCGTGGACGTCTGGGGCCATCTCGGTGAGCACGCGCTCTCCCCGGAAGCCGTCCGCGAGATCATCACCCGCAACGCCGAACGCGCAGGCGTAGCCGTCCGATTGACTGGTCACAGCATGCGAGCCGGGTTCATCACTACGAGCCGCAAGGCAGGCAAGCGCGAGGAGAAGATCCGCGCTCAGTCCGGTCACGCAGAGAATAGCCCAGCCTTCTGGGGCTACATTCGCGAAGCCGACAAGTGGACCGACGCCGCATCGGAGGACATCGGACTGTGAACCCCGTCTGCACAGCGACGACCACGACTGGGCGCCCCTGCAAGGCGCAGGCCAGTCGCTGGCCGCACGGCTTGGAGGGCGACCCACAACTCTGTGGTCGGCACCTGCCCGTGAATCTGCGCGAAGTTCGGGACGTCGGCTTCGCCGAGTCGGAGCGCCACCACGTCGAACGGCTCGCTGCCCGTGATCCGGTCTGCTGGTCCTGGGAGATGGTGATCTCCGAGGGCGACGACGATCGCTCGGTCTTCAGGGCATGGCACGCTGGCCGGTGCGCTGTCTGCGGCTACTGCGACGTGCGCCTGGTGGACGACCACGACCATGACACCGGGCTGATACGCGGCATGCTCTGCCGAAGCTGCAACAGGCGCGAGCCGCACGACAACGGCCTCTTCCGGAAGTACCGCGAAAGGCCGCCAGCACAGATCCTCGGAATCCACCTGCGGTACTGGGACCCGTTCCACGGATGGGCTAGGCCGCGCGCCATCAACCCGAACCGCCTCGACAATCACCCGGCCTACCAGTTGGCCGCCAAGCTGGGGAGCGGCTGAGCAAGGACGAAGAGGAGAGCGCTTCGTGACCCTGGAGATCCGCGCCACCGACGACCCGCACCGCTTCGACCTCCACGAGGGCGACGACACCGACAGGATCAGTTGACGGACGAGTGGTCGCCGCCGACAGCCCGTGACAGGCCAGAGAAGAGCGCATCCCTCTCGCGTGGTTGTTCGGTCATTTCTGTAGACCCTTGTGCTGTGGTATTCAACGCAAGTTGACGCCTCCACAGAAGGAATGCCGATGCCCGCCCGTACCCGCGCCACGATCATTGCCATAGCTGCAGGCGCCATCGCCCTCGTCGTCGCTCTGCTACCCGTGTCCTTCACCACGATGACTGGCCCCGTTGGCGAACAGGCGGAAGCAACCATTCCCTGCGGGCCCGCACTCTCTGCTGCGTTCCACAGATTTCCCGGCTGCCAGGACGCCGCACCCCCCTATCTGATCGTGGCCGTCCTCGTCGCCGCTGCTGGCGCCATCTGGGCCGCTATCGAGGCCGCCAAGAAAGAGAAGTGACACCCACTGCGTGGAGAGTGGTTGTTGTTGCGGGAGACCTGCTGAGCACCTGCCCCAGACCGGGCGGGCGCTCGCGCCTCAGTTCCGCGGCTGCGCCAGCTCCCCGGGCTTCGTCTCGACGATCTCCACGTCGGTGCACCCTTCCGCTTCGAGCCGGCCCTTGCGCTCCTCGGCGCTGCCCCTGTCGTAGCTGACGGCGGCTGCGCGCGGGGTGCCGTCGGGGTCGGTCCAGGTGAGGCCGTAGTTCGTCATCGTGATCGCCATGGGGGCATTCTCGCTGGCGGGTCTGACAGCGCGGTTGACCTGCCCGGAGATTACTTCCAGCCGCCATCTATCGCGTGGCTGGTTTGTGGTGCATCGTTGATCGCGCAGGCTCCCCGATCCCCCCAGGTGAAGGCCCCTGCATCGGGTCCCGCCGCGTGCTGCGCGTCTGGCGGGGTCCGCCGCGCCTCCCGGCCCTCTCCACGGGAGGCTATGCGGCTGCCCGGCGTCGCAACGGCTACACGATGCGGCGTGAGCGCGGGTCGACCTTTCCCAACGTGCACATCCACACGAGTAAGTCGATCGTCGCAAAGCTCACCCGAAGCCCGAGGCGCATAAGTGTGATCGCGAGCCCAATCATGGTGTCCCCCTGTTGTCGTAGCGGCAGGACAGTACGCCCGCGCGCTGTGTTCGTGGGTGGCGATTCCAGAGAATCAATCGAATTGGGTCAGCCGTCGATG